CGATCCAGCATCACCAGTTCAGGGTCAGATTTACTACAACACCGCCGGCGACGTTATCAAGTATTACGACGGCGCGGCGTGGGTAACGCTTTCAGTTAGCGGCGGAACCGTTACTGCCGTTACCGGCTCGGGCGCGATTTCTTCGTCCGGCGGGAACACTCCGAATATCACTATTGCCGATGCATCCACCACCGTTAAGGGTGCCGTACAACTAGAGGATTCCGTATCCAGCACCTCGACAAGCAAGGCAGCAACGCCTGCGTCCGTCAAGTCGGCCTACGACCTTGCCAACGGAAAGGCAAACCCTTCAGACACGACGTTCATTGGTACCACGAGCGTTGCGCTCAACCGAACTTCTGCGAACCTTGCCCTTACGGGGATTTCAAGCATTGCGCTCCCGGGCTCGTCGTCTGGCACGACAACCCTTCAGCCAGCCGCTGCTGCAGGCGGAACGGTCACCCTTCCATCGTCAACGGGCACGATTGCTCTTACCTCAGATATTCCATCGCTTACGGGCTATGTAACTGAGACTGGAACGCAGACCCTCACCAACAAGACGCTTACCGCGCCTGTTGTTGATGGTGCTGGCGTAATCTTTGAGGGTGCTACGGCTGACGCCTTTGAGACCACGCTTACTGTTGTTGACCCAAGCGCGGACCGAACGATTACCCTTCCAAACGCTACTGGTACGGTTGCGCTCACCGCAGACAAGTTGAGCGCTTTTGCTGCGACATCGTCTGCAGAACTTGCTGGCGTTATCTCTGATGAAACCGGATCTGGCGCGTTGGTATTTGCCAACTCACCAGTCCTTAATGGTGCAGAAATTACGCAAACTGGCGGAACACCACGCATTCACGGAGTGTACCTCCCAGATGGTCACCACATTACCTTTGAGGGCACAACGACAGATGAGTTTGAAACGATTCTTACTGTTGTTGACCCAAGCGCAGACCGAACAATCACGCTACCAAATGCCACTGGTACGGTTGCCCTTACAGCAGACAAGTTGAGCGCGTTTGCCGCAACGACATCCGCAGAACTCGCTGGTGTTGTTTCCGACGAGACTGGTACTGGCGCGTTGGTCTTTGCCAACACCCCAACCCTTGTCACGCCAAACATTGGCGAAGCAACTGGTACAAGCCTTGTGCTTTCCGGCGACCTGACGGTCAACGGAACGACTACAACGATCAACTCGGTAACCGTAACGGTTGATGACAAGAACATTGAACTTGGATCAGTTGCAAGCCCAACGGATGCCGGCGCCGATGGCGGTGGTATTACCCTTAAGGGTGCGACCGACAAGACGATTACCTGGGTTGATGCAACTGATGCATGGACGCTGTCTGAGAATGTAAACATTGCCAGCGGCAAGGTATACAGGATTAATGGCACGGAAGTCCTTAGCGGGACAACCCTTGGCTCTGGCGTTACCGGCTCAAGCCTTACGTCGGTTGGCACAATTGCCACCGGTACGTGGCAGGGAACGGCGATTGCCGCTGCCTACGGTGGAGCGCTTCGCTACAACACGAGCGCAACCTGGACCGCAGGCGAAGCAAAGACCATCACCCACAACCTTGGCACCAAGGCCGTACAGGTTTCCCTGTATGACTCCACGGACGCCCAGGTGTTTGCTGATGTTGTAACCGCAACGACTAACACGTTGACGGTCACGATCAGCCTTGCGGGAACCTACCGAGTCGTTGTAAACGGATAATCAACGGGGAACGTACCCCCCACGGCGCTTGATTTAAGCGCCGTGGGGGGTATAATCTTTTTATGCCTAAATTCGTCAACACCCTCAAGAATGCCGAACTAACCTCGGACCCCACTGCGGACGAGGGCACCCTTTATTACAATAGTTTTACCGACGAGTTAAAAGTTAGGGGCGCATCCTCTTGGAGCGTTTTAGGAGGGGCAACAACTACTGAAATGCCAACTGGGTCAGTGATTACCTGGGTTGGCTCCCCATCTGCCCCGCCAGCGGGTTGGCTTTTGTGTGACGGCGCTGCTGTTTCTCGATCAACCTACTCAAGTCTCTTTGCTATTACGAGCACATATTTTGGCGCTGGAGACGGGTCAACAACATTTAATCTCCCAGACTTTAGGGGGCTTAGCCTTGTTGGCGCGGTATCCGCAAATCTTGGAGTTGCTGTTGGCAACACTGCTGGCGGAAAAGTTTGGACGTACGGTTCTGCTGATCCGTTTATTGCGCTTACGCACTCGTCCGACAACGGATCTCATACGCACACGTTTACCGATGATTCCCAGGGCGGGCACACCCACACAATAAATCACTCAACAACTGCCGAAAATATTGGCGAGAATGATGCTGGCGGTCACTCACACACGTATACTGCAACGCCATCAACTAATGGGCATTCGCATACAATTGGCAGTACGGGAGCCGCATCTGGGACGGTTTCTTTAAGCACGGCGTCCTCCAACACAAGCGCCGGTGCCGCATCGCATACCCACACAGTCCCAGATGTTTCGGCAGGAAACTCCCACACGCACTCAGTAACTGAATCCGTCTCTTCAAGTGGCAACCACGCGCATGGATTTGCAAACCCTACTGTCCCGTCGTACAGCGGCACATCTGGAGCGGTGAGCGGGCACACGCACGGCGGAACAATGGCGGCAGATGGAACCGCAGCGCACGCCCACGACAGTCACTCTGCCAACAGGGCGAGAGTTTGGTATTTGGTGAAGTCATGACTGAGGTTCTTTCCAGCATCAAGTTGCCAGTTGCTACGCAGGCAAATGTTGAAACTGCATATTCTGGCGCTGGGCTAATTTATTACGACAGCGTGAATGCCGTTATTCGCGTTCACGACGGAACGTCTTGGTCATCTCTAGGTGGCTCTTCGTCAATTGATATGCCGATTGGCTCTATTCAGCCATGGCTTGGCGCCACAACCCCGTCTGGCTGGCTTGTTTGCGCTGGGCAGGCTGTATCTAGGACAACATACTCTACGCTATTTGCATTAGTTGAAGACCGTTTTGGACCAGGTAACGGCACAACAACGTTTAACGTTCCAGATATTCAGGGCTGCCAAGTGATTGGGGCGACCTCGTTAGACGGTCCTATTAGTGCTGAATTTCATACTGGCGGATTTAATGACGCACACTCAGTAGGAGCGCATGTAGGAGAAGCGCACTCGCACTCACTGACATACACAGCGTTTACAGAACTGGAGCATGATTACACGCACGCTCACTCCGCAACTGCAACTGACGGCACAATCACGTTTGCGGGTCATACTTTTTCAGCCACGTCAAATCAAGGACAGAGCCACACGCACACTTCATCAGTAGGGAGCGGGGCGACTGGCTCATTTGTGCCAACCGGAACAAATAGGGCATCGTCTGGGCATACGCACACTGGTCCTAGCGTTTCAACAAACACCCACTCCCATACAGTTAGCACGTCGTCTTGGTCTGCGCACGCTGCGCACAGACACAGCCCAGTTTTTTCACTTAGCACTTCTGGAAACACAACGTCGGCTTCGCCTTCCGCACACAATCATACAGCGACGCCCTCCAGCGACGGATCGCACACGCACACAGATCACTCCTACAAAACCTATCAGGTCCACTATATTATTAAGGCGGTATAAGATGGCTGTAAAGTTTGTTTCTCCACTTGGGCTTCCAGTCGCAGCAAACGACCAGGCAAACAACCTTGGGCAAATTTACTTTAACTCTTCCACCAAAAAGATTAGGGTGTACAAAAGCACGGGTTGGGCAGACGTTGGCGGGGGCGCTTCTGGATCATCTGGAAAGCCTGGGATGGTTACCTCATGGGCTGGAAGCCAGGGTGTTCCAAGCGGTTGGCTTCTGTGCAATGGCAACGCAGTTTCTCGGACAACATACGCGGATTTGTTTGCGGTTATTGGGACGAATTATGGCGTTGGGAACGGAACAACAACGTTTAATCTCCCTAATTATCAGGACAACTATTGGCTCATTGGCGCTCCTTCTTCTCTTTCAACCGCACCAGACCACAACGGGCTCCCTGGGAGTTGGAGAGTTGCTTCTGGATCGCCATTTTTTGCTTCGTTCAGTCACTCAACAAACGGCGCCCACTCTTCACACGCAACAAGCATGACACCTGCGGGCTACCACAACCATGCCGCAAACCACACGCACGTCGTAACGTCTGGAACGTCTCTCTCTAGCACGCAAGGAAGTCACACTGCTAGTGGCGTGTTTGGTTTTGCTGGTGCGGCGCATACGCATTCGCTTACTGCCGACGCCACTGGAACGACAGGTGTTGCCAGAACGGGCGCAACCGCCGGGGCAACGGGTGGCCACACGCATACTGTTTCCCTTGCATCAGGGGGCGCCAGCAGTAATCATGTGGTTACGGATACCTCATACGAGGGGACGGTTTCTCACGCTGCACATACCCACACCAGCGGCACGGGAACCTCGGACGATGCTACTGCCATGGGGATTAATGCCGATCATACTCATACAATGAGCGCCATTGCAAGCGCTGGTGAGCATGCGCATGACAATCACCAGGTAAAAATTCACATGTTTCATTATATAATCAAGACATAAGGAGAGAAAAATGACACAGAAACTTATCACCATTGCCATTGATTACGAGGAAGCCGACGAGCAGTCCGTTGCATCAGCAATTGCAGCGCGATTTGGCGGAACAGCGACGACAGTTGAGGGCGCAGTAGATGTAATTGCTGCGAGCATTGAATCAATTCAGGATGTTCATGTTCCACACTGGTCATGCCCAACACAGGAAAATTGGGTTTCGCAAAGTGAGGAAATCACGCGCTTGTATTCAGCCCTGGAAAGCCACACATGCGCGTGTTGCCACCAGGCTACGGTTGCACCAGAGGGGACTACTGGCTTTGAGCCGGGCGTTTGCCCACCGCTTCATAACTGCGCGGTATGCGCAGATAAAATTGTTTAATCGGAAGGAATAAGAAATGGCTGGAGTAAAGAACAACAAGTCCAAGCGTGAAGCAGCAAAGCCGGTTCTGACCGCCCGGGTCTGCTCGCAGTGCAAAGAAAACGTTATGTCGAACGAGGTTGCCCTTATAAAGAGCATTACCTTTAATGGGGCGAAGCGCTCCAGCACTTGGGTAGAATTTCACCGAAAGCATCTACCTAAAATTTAGTAGATTTCCTGCGTAAAATACGGAGATTACTTACTCCTTGAGTAGGTAATCTCCGTATTGTTTAATGCTCACGGGAAGGAGACCCATGAGCACTAAAATCATTGTAACTCTTATGACTATCTGGCTAATACTGTCTACGCTTGTCTTCGGACTCGTGACGTCCCCTGCGTTTGGCTCCCAAAGCAACTATGTGAACCGCACGCAGGACTTCTGGATTAATCTCCCAGAGCAGGGAGAACTTCACCTCTGGACAGACCTGTGCGACGAAACTACCTCTCCTTGGTGCCCAGGAACGGTTGACTCCATGCTTTGGCTGTACAGCAGCGACGGGGCGCTCCTGGCCGCCAACGACGACTCCTTCACCGAGCACACTGGCGGATGGTCACTTGCTTCAACAATTCGCATTACACTCCCCGCTGGCGACTATCGAGTGCGTGCTGGTGTCTGCTGCGGTGATCCAACCGCTGATCGCTTTGGCGGAAATCACTACTACATGATCAGCAACTTTGCAGCGGAACTTGCGCCCGGCACGCCTTCCGCAACGTGGACTCCGACTCCTCAGCCAACACCAACACCAACACCAACACCAACACCAACACCAACACCAACTCCGGAGCCGACACCAACCCCGACTCCGGAGCCCACCCCAACCCCAGTGCCGGACCCGTATCTGAACGCGCCAACTGGCTTGATGGTTACGGTTTACACCGATGGGAATGTCTATCTAACGTGGAATGCCCCAGAAGCAAGTGGCACCGACATTGAACGGTACGGAGTTTTTTGGACCACTGGGGATCTTGCGGGCTGGGCTGCCGCCTCCAGCGAAACCAATATGGGCATCAGCAGCAACGTCTTCGCCATTACCGGCGGCACTGATCAAACCTACACATTTTGGGTTAGGGCTGACAACGATACGCTAGGCATTCTCTCCCCTATCTCAACAACGGTTTCCGTGTTTGTTCCGGCGCCGCCGCCGACGCCAACTCCGAGCCCGACCCCAGAACCCACCCCCACGCCAACCCCTGAGCCAACTCCAGAGCCCACCCCGAGCCCTACACCAACCCCCGAGCCAACCCCTACGCCGACACCAGAACCGCCAACACCAAGCCCTAGCGTGGCTCCTACGCCCACGCCAGAGCCTCCTGTAAGCCCGTCGCCGGAGCCA